ACTACGTCATCGCCTACTACGTAGAACTGGTTGTCATAACGACCACCAGCTAGATGAAGTAAGAGAAGTCCATGTGTAAGGGTGAAAGCAGCAAAGCTTGGGAATAATCCCAAGGGTTGGCCTTTCTTCCACTGGAGGACCCCTATCGGGGACTTCCATTCCCCCCTGGAGATCTCCTCGAACAATTCGAGGTGATCCCATTCGCTCTTTTCGAAGATAGCACGAAGTGCTGTCATCTGGAGAGTGAGAGGGAAGTTGTCTGTCGCTGAAGACAGATCAACAGAGTGGACCTTACCACCTTGTGAAAGGTGAGACTGAATGGGTGAGATTGCTTTCGTTTGATCGAAAGTACAATCCCAGGGTAGTGAGCGGACTAACCGGTATAACTCCTGGCCTAATGGCCTAAGAGCTTCCTGGTGAATCCGAAAGGGTGAAGCTACTGATCGTAGCTTACCACCGGGCTCTTGAATGAAGTGGATTTCTCCACCCCGGATAGGTGTGCGAACATGATCTACAGGACGTAGATTATCAAGCATCCTTTTCCTGAAGCCTATTCCATCTAACAGAGGACTATAAAGTCTTCTATATTTGGAGTAGATTTCCATTCCTGGCGTGGTATTGAATATTTGGAGATCATCCAAAATTCGATCACGCTGTGGGACAGATTTCTGTCCATAGAGTCTCGGCGCCTTCTTACCAGGTGATCCCTGGTAAGTCACTAACGATCTACTACAACAAGTAATAGATCGCCGACGAACTGCTTTTGATACTGTTTTGGAAAAAGAGGTATGAAATCTCTTTCCTAAACCATCCTCAACTTGTGTTGGGGAAAGACCAATGAGGAATTTCTTCTTCTGGCCCTCAGTGAGGGTCGGATGAATGTAGAATGTATAAGCCATAAAAGCTTGTACAGCTCTACTGAAATTCTTCTCGGACTTCTGTGCCCATCTAAAGATGGACCCAAGGGTTCCTGCAAACTGTCCTCTCCGGTTCTTGCGAACCCAAGTGGTAGTAGGCAGACCAGTATGGCACCGAATGAGATCTACTTTCAGGCTTTTCAGCCTTTTTATAGTCCATTCGATACCGGAGCAGCTCTCCCATTTACACATAAGCTCAATTAAGGGCTTAATAGTGTATCTGGGTATGCCAATCACAAAGAGTCTACGCGTGAGTCCATCCTGATGTCGTTGCATTTGCAACATAGGGTAGTCCTTCCTCCGGAATTTCCGGAATGGAGTGCCTGAAACATCAAGTAGACGACGTATCTACTCTTAAGTCTTAGGTGGCCGATTCAAGTGCTTTGCTTTCCTTACTCTAACTCGTTAGAGGTGTCAACAGGTCCGTCACGTAGGATGAGCATTCCATGGCAGATTTCAAAGAAATCTTTATGGGATCCTCTCACGCGAGTCTTCACATGCCGTATAAAAACGGTAGGGAGGGTCGCAGCGAGACGATAGTTACCTGGTACGGCATGGTGTATCCCGGATAGAGTCATAGAGCAGATAGTGTCGTGACGACAACTATCATTACTCAAATGACAAACTATCACATCGGATTTACATTCCTGCCATTCCTCATGGTAACTTGTTATGCCATTGTCTGCGATTTCCTTTAGTTCCAGTTCAAATCTGAACAGAAACGGGAAATCTCTCATCAAAGTTTTGGGAACGAAATATTCGTTTCCTCCGCTTTGAGCAGTCACCTTGTGCTTAAACATGTTGGCCTCCTTTCAAGGGGGTAAGGGGTGAAGCACTG